AAAAAAGTTATTGACTCTAACCAAAAGTTAGACTAATATAAAAGTTGAATTGAGAAAGGAGTTGAAAGAATGAGCGACAAAACCAAAATTAGCTTGAAAGCTGCTAGAGTAAATGCTGGTTTGACTCAGCAAGAAGCTGCCGACAGAATGGCTGAATATATGGGTATTAAGGTATCTCGCCAACGTATTCAAGGCTTTGAAAGAGACCCTGAAACGGTACCTCCGGCTTGGGCCAGGGGATTTTCATGGATTTATAAGCTACCCTTGGACGACTTATTTTTTGCCCGTAGGTCAACCGAAAGTTAGACAAAGGAGGGGGAGATAATGGACAAACCCTTACAGGAATTCAAATTTCATAACTGGGATGTCATGATCTTAAAAATAGATGGCCAGCCATGGTGGATTGGCAAACAAGTCGCTGAAATTCTTGGTTACAAAAATGGCAGCAGAGACATTAATAGACACGTGGATGAAGAAGACCGTCAAAACTACCAAAACGGTACTTTTACGCCACCACGGGGATTAATCGTAATAAGGAGGAGAGAAATGCAAATTAGAAAATATCAATTCGGAGATTATCAACTAACAACCCAAGAAGATAATCGAGGGCAAATATTCTTTGATGCAGAGCAAGCTGCAATTGGTCTAGGAATTTATCAAATAAAAAATGGCCAAAAATATGTACGTTGGGAAAGAGTTCAAAAATATATTCATTCCCCACTTGTGGGGAAAGGAAGTTTTATCTCTGAACCAGAATTCTATGAATTAGCTATTAAAGCCGATAATGAGCCAGCTAGAAAATTTCAACACTGGGTAACTTCAGAGGTTCTGCCATCAATCCGCCAAAACGGCGCATACATGACAGATGAAAAAGCGTACGACGTTGTCCACAACAAAGACGGTCTGGCAAATTTGTTGCAGCAGGCGGCAGATCAGCTCCGCAAGAAAGACATTCAGATCGAAGAGATGAAGCCGAAAGCGCTGTTCGCTGACGCGGTGGCTACCAGCAAGAGCACAATCCTGATCGGCCAACTGGCAAAGATGATGCGACAAAACGGCATCAACATCGGCCAGAACAGATTGTTCGCTTGGTTGCGGAGAAACGGATACTTAGGCAAGCACGGCAATAATTACAACGTTCCAACACAGTACGCAGTAGAGCACGGCTGGTTTAAGACCAAAGAAACGTCAATTCAGCATTCAGACGGTCACATTACTATTCAATTGACCGTCAAAGTGACTGGCAAGGGACAGCAATACTTCATCAACAAGTTTCTGAAACATCCCGAACTGGCGGAGGTGTAGCAGATGTCAGGCATGGCTGATTATGAAGGCAGTTCTGAGCTTTCAAAGGCTTTGGCCAGAAGCATGAAATTCACATTAGACAAGATAACGGCTCACAACCGTAATAGCAAAAAGATGGAGGCGTAGCAGATGAGAAAGCCAAAAACTAGAAAAGAGTACCTGATAAATTTTGCCGAGCAGAACGACTTATCCAAGATTTATCAAAATCACGAAACAATCCAAAAGACTGGCGAAAAAATAATCGAGGCTCTACAAAAAGAAGGCCTGACATACACCGAGGCATATGCAAGCCTTCAATATGCTTACAACAAACTAAAATTTGAATCTAATTTTGTGACGATTCCAAAGGAGAAAAACGATGGACATTAGAACAGCAATCCTAAAGCTAGGCGATAAAAAAGGATGGATTTACCGAAAAGATTGGGAACAGTACGGCGGCAGTCAGCGTATTCAGCCATCAAACAGCACATTTCTTTGCGCTATGTATGATGGCGATGCAATTGTCGGCGTTCGGTGGGAGCCATCTAAAGAAGATTTAACCGCTACAGATTGGGAAGTAGAATAAAAGGCTTCATTCCTGAAGCCCCTTACCAAAATTATTTTGGAAAATCAATATTCAAATTCAAGTATGAGAGCACGTCACTACCATATCGGCGAGTTAGCAATCCTTGATTTTCCAAACTTTCAAGAACGTTATCAAATCCAGCATTGCTAAGACCAGCGTCAGCCTTGATTTGGTCGATCTTATAAGTATGAGTTGGTCTGCAGCTATCTGAATTATTGATAATTGCTTGAATTACCTTATTTTCACTGTTCATGAGATCACCTCCTTTCGCAGGGATGATTCAACTTTAGCAAATGAAAACTAACAACCGTAGTAGCAAAAAAGAAATGAAGGTGACAGCAATGGCACAAACAAAGTTAAATTCTACAGAATTAAGCAATTATGATTGGGTGCTGCATTTGACAGCATTCTATTACTACATTCACTACAAGCATTTGGAGCTTAAAACGGTCAGAGAGCTCAAAAATAATGCCTTAAAGGTGATTTATGCTGATGGATCGTATCAACAGCTTATGCCAGGTGAAAACAGCTCAGATCAGATTTTATACGTAGCTGACGAAGATGCTTATCAGCATTGTTTAGAAAAATTTATGTGAGGTGATCAAAGTGGAGATCGCGGTTGATAACAAATCTTTTAATGAGGCTGTGATCGAAGCCGTTAAGGCACTCGATTTGGTGCCAAAAAGTACGCTGACAGGGCGCACCATTTCGCTCGATGAATTTCGCAAAAAGTATTGTGGCGGCAAATCAAAGGACTGGGTTAAAGAGCAGATCTTTTACACCTTTAAGCCTGATTTTGTCCAGAATATCCATCCCGGACACGGTTCAAGATTCATCATTTTTGAAAGACCGGCAGCTGAATGGATGGAAAAACATAGAAAAGAGATTGAGTGGGATGCTTAGAAAACAAAATAAAAAGACCGACTGGTTAACAGTGGTCTTCTGTGCAGTGATGTTTCCAACTTGGGCGATTTTGCTCAGCGTACTTTGCTACAACTTTTGGAGCTGGGTTATTTCAATCGCTCACTAAGATAATTAATTTTGAAAGGATAGAAAAATGAGTTTATTAGAAACCGTTGATAAAGATACTGCCAAACAGTTTAAGGACATTTTTGGAAGGGCTCAAAAAGAGCTAGATAAAGGTGAAGTTACTAGTGTCTGTTTAATTGTTAATAAAACTGATGGCCATTCTCATAGTCATTTAGCTGGCAATTATCCTGAGCTAATCGGCTCTATAGAAGTTCGAAAATCCGTGATGGTTGAAGCACTGAGTGATCGTTCAAAATTGATGGAGATGCAGGAAACTGTATCAAATATGCCGGATAGCTGGAGAAAAATGTTTGAGAAGATGATCAACGATGATGACGATTAAAGAACGTATTGCAGAACGCAGACAAGCAATTAGGCAGTTTGAACACAATAAGCCCTTAATCCGTGCAAGCAACTGCATGGGTGGCAAAATTTCAGCAACTTGGGGCATTAGAGCTACTGAACCAGATTGGCTAAAAATGGCACCAAAAAAGCCGATCACGGCAAAATGATCGACAGCAAATAGTTATGAATCAGATCGTTTAAAGATCTAACTGAATTATAGCACATCCGTGCTGATTCACTTTGGAGATTATGATGGACAAACAAAATGAGACCTTTCAAAAGCCCAGGAACAAGGATGGCACCTTGAAGCCTAGCTATTATTCAATCACTCCTGCCTCAGTTAGATACGCAAAAATTAATCCAGGTGCCAAACTGCTCTATGGCGAAATAACTGCTCTCAGCAATAGTGAGGGCTATTGCTGGGCGGCCAATGCCTATTTTGCCAAACTGTATGACACGGATAAAAGCACCATTAAGCGTTGGCTAAGGCAGTTAGAAGAACTGGGAGTATTAAGCTCTGTGGTTTTGCGTGGAGATAACAAGCAAGTTATCCAACGCAGGCTGTTTATAAATGATACCCCTGGGGTCAAAAATGCACCCACCCCTGGGTGCAAAAATAAACCTACCCCTGGGGTCAAAAATGAGCCAGAGAATATTACAAGAAAGAATACTACAAGTAATATTAATACTCTCTCTCTTACTCCCTCTTTACCGGGGTTATCCACAGGTAGCAAACCAACTAACCAAACTAAGCAAAAAAAGAGAGAGATTAAAAACAAACCGTTAACTGATCAACAAACTGAAACAGTCAAAATGGTCAGAAATTTGTTTGCTCAGTGGGGCATTACCTTATCTGAATACGAGAACGGGATGCTTTGCTACTGGGCGCAGCATTATCAAGGCAGGACCATTTATCAAAATGCACAGTCAGCTCTTGGCAGAGCAGATGACTCACCATTCTGGTATTTAGCAACTCTTATGAAACAAGAAAAGAAGGACACATGATGGTATCTGATAAAGCAGAAGACATTGCACAATTTAAACGCTGTTGTGAGCAGATTTTAAATAGGCGATCAGATCTACTGGAAGCATTGCAAGATGATACTGATTTTGATCTGCATAATTTGAAGCAATGTGAAGATAAAGCAAAGCGCTTAATTCTTGAATTTAGACAAATTAGCCATATCAGTGATGAACTGTTCCGATTGCTCTTAAGGCTGGATGGTTGACATGTCTGTACAAGCGATTCAGTTGAGCGATCAGATTGCTGAACTGACCAAAAAGATTGAAGCAAAGTATGGCTGCAGAACATCTCGATGGAAAGAAGATGATCCTGACGTCAAACAGGTCAAATTAGTTGGCTTTAAGCTCTGGCATGCGCTATATGGTGATGATCAAGTTGCTGCGAAAGTCGATCCAGCGCTTGACGACCGTTGGCGGAAAATCATCAAGCTTAATGACGACGCTCTTATCCCATTTGAGTCATTGCCGCGGAGGACACGATATTCATGGACCACGATTTTTAGCTTGAATGAACAATATGATGGACCATTGCGGCCGACTTTCAAATATCGCGCTAGGCCGATTAAAGGCACAGGCGTGCAGATCTTTTCACTAACTGTGCTCAATTTGAAGACAATTTTGCACATGCAGCAAGCGCGGAAATCAGATATCGATGAATTAGCAGCTAAACGTGGCTATGTCCTCAGCAAAGGCCATTATGCCTGGCATTGTGTCCGGATGGGCGATGCGTTTATGATTGATGAAACCAGGCCGCCAATTCTCAGGACAACAGACAGTTTCGCAGAATGCTGCAGGAGAAAGGAATATTATGCAGGATTTTAAGATGTGGCTTCAGCTGATAGGTTTTGTAGCCGTTGTTTTAGTAGTTTTGTGGGTTTTATTCAGTTTGGAGGAATGATCTATGAAAATTATTGATAATTCAACACCAAATTTACGCAAATTCAAACCGGGCACGATTTTAAAAGTTTCAGATGGTACAGAGGATGATGCAGACTATTTGCTAGTTGCTTATACTCAAGCCTCAGATCAGGTTTTGCAACTGATTAATCTTAAAGATGGCACGACAATTGATGGACAAGCAGTTGTTGACCCATCAGACAGTATCGACGACTTTTTTGAAGAGGACATGGAAGTGACTGTCTACCACACAATGAAGCTGGTGTCAGACGATGAAGAGTAAATCATGTCCGTACTGCTGTACCTTTGATGAAGAAACCGACTGTGGAGCTGATCGTTGTACAGGGCATCTAGTAGATCTTGACTATTCAAACAAAATAATGAGCTGGACGGGAATGGATTTTGTTAGAGCAATTTACCTTCGAAAAATAAAACATGGCGCAATTTTAGTAAATAATGAACCTGATAATGAGGGCTATATGAGAGCAATTGCTGAAATAAAAGTTTCATACTGCCCTTGGTGTGGGAGAAAACTATGAAAGCATGGATGGTTTATGACAAAAACGAGCCGGAACATCCAGACTATGTTTTTGCTCCAACTGAAGGCAAAGCTAAATCAGCTGCACTTGAATTGCTGTTTTCGCAAACTTGCGCCGATTTTACCGATATGCGAGTCAAGCGTTTGCCAGGAGTTGATGATATCGAAAAAGAAAGCACGGCTAAAATCTTCAGCAAATTAATTTTGACATGTGGTTGGGATGTTAGATTGCCAAATGGCAAATTCATGAATTCTGATAATTATGATGAAAAAGAGCTTGAGGAGGCTTGGCAAGATTATGACTTGTGATAACTGCGGCGAAGAAATTCCGCAAGGACAAAATTATTACTACATTCAAGAAAATCACGTGGTTTTGGATATTACGGGAAACGATATTTTCTGTTCAAAAGAATGTATACTCAAATATTTAATGGTCGATGAAGACATTAGTGACGGAGAAAGCGTGATAGATATATGATTAGTGGTAATCTCAAAGTGCCCTACATATTTAACAAAAAAATTGAAAGAGCATATTTCAATAGCGTTATCTGCGGAAAGAAAAGGTTCGAAATCAGAAAAGACGATAATCCAGATCATCCATACCAAGTCGGCGATATGATTTTGCTGCGTGCTATTAATGATCAGGGAAAGGAAACAGGCGAATTTCAGCTGGTATCGATTACCTACGTTTCTGATTATGCTCAAAAATCAGGTTATAAGGTTTTAAGCATTGATTTAGAACAAATGTCACGGTATTAGATTGGAGCAAATTATGAAAGCCAAATGTTGTGAAAATTGTGGCCGCTTAAATCAGGCTAGTCGCAATTATTGCACACGCTGCAGTTTTCCACTTCTCAGCGATGAAGAGTATCGGCAAACGCAAGTTGTTTTTTGCCAAGAAGGCATCATTACCAAGCTTAACGGTGTGCCAAGATTCATTCTCGATTATGGATATGGCTACTTTGATCAAAATGGAAAAAGACATGACATTTCAGAATGGCACTACAGAAAAGGTGTTCAGCTTATGAGAAGACAAAATCATCGCCATTGGAGAAAGGTAGCATTTGCCGAACGCACAGAACATTTAAAAAAACTTGTTGCTAGATCATAACTCAACTCATTTAGGCCAGTTACAATTAACTTATTAGGTACCTCCGGCAAAAACTACTAACTTTTTACATCTAAAACCTAATGTTGCTGCATCGGCTTCATCGAAAATCTTTGTTTACCGTCACTAGTTTTCTTGATTGATGAATTAATGCTGACGTTCGACTCGTCAGGCAGCAATTGCTTGCAGGTGTTTTCAAATTAAACATATTAGTCGAGTAAATCATAAAGTTACACAAATTATTCGTTCTGCAAGCGGGCTCTAAAGCTTATTCTCATCCCTAGTCAAGGGATGACCCTTAAGAGCTACATCGATGGACTATATGACACACCCTGTTGGTGCTTGATCACTGCTGGTTCGCGACCAGCTATAGCTGTTCCTGCGTGAACGTTGATGGGCCGTTCGTCCATGTACGGTCTGTTATTGCAGGATTTACTTTCGCCACGACCTGTTGCCAAAGTTCAGGCATTGCCCTTAATTACAATTAAGATACAGCGAGCGAAAGAAAGAGCGCACTCAAGTTCCGAGCGCGCTTTTGTTTTTCTTAGAGGGATGATTATATGAATTGGTTTACACCGGCAATGTTTCTAGCATTATCAGTCTTATGTTTTGTTCAGCAAAAAGAAATCGACAAACTGCAGAAGCAAATCGACAGTCTGCATTCAGCTGCAGTTCTGCAGAACAAGGCGATACTTGAGCTTAACGAAAACATGATGAACAACATCAGAGCAATCAACCACAATGCTGAACTCTCAGACAACATCAACAAAGTCATCACGGAGAAAATTCATGAGATTGATCAAAGAACGCAAGGTGATTAGTGTTTTGCTTTTCAGAGAGTTAGACAAGACAGCAACCTGCGCAGCCGCCAAGAAATTCCTTGGACCAGAGCTTGAGCGCTTAGTCTTGATGTCTGGCCATCAGCTGATTGATATATCATCACCAGCGCTAAGTCCTGCGCCTGGCCATTCATCCGGCAATCACAATGAGGATGCGTTGATAGCTGGCATTGATGCTGACAGAATTGTGATGGCCACGCACGAAACTATTCACCATTGTCCGGAACCATCCAAGACTATCTTGCTCGATAAGTATGTTAAGCATCTGCCTAACCTAGTCATCTCACAAAGCATCTACCTTGGCCACACAAGGTTCAATGAGTTGCTTAATCGTGCGCTACTTGAATTCGTGGATGGCTTTGACTATTGGCAGCGTCGCTATGACTGTCAGCCGATCACTGATCTGCATGTTTACAAAGCGGAAAGATAGCGGAAACAAAGCGGACAAAGAGCGGACATCATACGGAGGCGATTGAGATATATTGATAGTGTAAGTTCATTGGCTAGAGCAGAGTCGATAGCTTGCTAAGTCTCATTAATAAACCTCCTTATGGATAAGCATCAGCAGTCAGCTGGTGCTTTTTATTTAGTAAAGAAGGGATGACTCAATGCAGCTCAAGCAATGCAGATATCCGACATGCACAAAGCTGGTGTCGCGTTCGCAAGCCAATCCATTCTGCAAAGACCATGCTCAGTATTGGCAACCACCTAAGTCTAGTCCATATCGCAAGACCGACTACAAGATGTACAATCGCTTTAAACGCGACAAGCAAGCCGATGCTTTCTATCACAGCAAGCAATGGAAGCGATTGTCTGAAAAACTCAGACGAAAATCAATTTGGACTTGCCAATGCTGCGGCAGGACTAGAGATAGGGTATCTTTCCTTGTTGTCGACCACATCGTGCCACTCAAAGTTGATCCTAGCAGACGGCTTGATGAAAAAAATCTCTGGGTTTTGTGCAAACAGTGTCACTTTTGGAAAACTCAGCTTGAAACTCAGATTTATGGAGCATCCCGTATAAGCAACCTAGATGCCTCTAAGAGCTGGCCAAGAGAAAAGATAGCCAATTGGATTCAAAACAAAGAAAAACAAGACAGAGAATCAAATAGCCCCCCCTGGGTGCAGCCTCAGCGGGAGCACACGCACAGGCGTCAAAATTTTGGCAAGCGTGAGTAATCAAACCCGTAAAAAGAGGATTTCAGCAAGGAAGTGATCAAAAGTTGGCAAATCCACGTCATGCTGGACGCAAACGGAAGCTAAATGCCGGCGATGGCGATCAAGCTTATCAACGCCGGCAGACTAAAGAATTTAAAAAACTACAAAAAGGCTTGAAAGAGGTTCAGCAAACCGCTCCAAGCTACTTAGATGCTCATGGCAAATGGCTTTGGCGGCAAATTGTACCTGAATTAAAGAAAATCGGTAATGTTAAGTGGCTAGATGAGCCAAACATCATTGCTCTTTGTTCCGCGTACTCGGATTTCAGAACGGCTAGTGAAGAGATTGCAGCTAATGGTCCGTATGCCATGTTTTTGGCGAAAGATGGTGCATATCATCAAGACAAAAGCCGGGCTAATCCGATGTTTGCTGTTAAAAACACAGCTGAGCGCACGATGAAGACCTTGTCAGCAGATCTGGGCATGAGTTTTAACGCCCGGGCAGCTGCCAACATTGAGTCTGAACATTATCATGCTGCCGAACCTAAACCAAGCAATCCGTTAAAGATAGTGAAGTTCAATGTCTGAAAAAATTGATTTGACGCAAGTCAGCAATATCAAAGAGTACGTTTTAAAGCATGAAAATGAGCTCAATTTTCAGCAATTAGCTGAAAAATACCACGATCCTGGCACTAAATACGCCTTAGACGTGTTTTTCAGCGACAAATATATCACTGGCAGGGATACTCAATTGGCTGTTTTTAGGCATTTAGCAGACCTGAAACGGCAAAATAAGGACGATTTCCCTTATATTTACAGCCAAAATTACGTCCAAGCAATCGAATATTTCACTCGGATTTTGCCAAATCCAGAGAAAATTAATGAAAAAATCGTGCCATTTCCATATGAATCATTCATTTTAGACAGCCTTATTGGCTGGCGGGATGTCAGAACCAAGGGCTCAAGGTTCCATTTGGCCCATGTTTCGGTTGGCCGGCACCAGTTTAAGACCTTTATTGCTGCCGTTTTAGTCAATTTCGGCTATTTCGTCATTGGAATGAATGGTTCAGCACAAGACTTTCTGGTTGCCTCAATTGATACCGACCATGCGCACAAGCTTTTCGATTATATTGCCTTGCAGGCAAGCCAAGTGATTAAACTGCCTGAATTTCAGCAAATCTGCAAAGAAAATGAAGTTGAAGTTCAAGCAACTCAGATCGTTGGCCACAAAAATAAAAATTTAATCCGGCAAGGCACTGCTAAAGGCTCTGGCTTTGACTCAAAGCACGATCTGATTGCTGTTTTTGATGAAGCCGGCGGGCTTGATCCGCGTTATGACGAAAAAATCAATCAGATTATCACTGGCCAAGGCGATATACCTAATCGGCTTTTGCTGAAGATTTCAACTGCTTATCCTGATCCCAAGGTTTCGTTTAAGCATGAAGAAGACAGCTTTAGATCGCTAATCGAGCATGACTATGAGCGTGCCGGCGACGATGATTTCTTCATCAATTTTGCTCAAGACAGTGAGGATGAAGCTTTTGAGCCTGAAACGTGGGAGAAATCTAATCCACTTTTGAGCGATAAAAAGCTGCATGATAAGAAACTGATCGGTCTAATCGAGCTTAGGGACAATATGGAACGTGCCGGCAAATTAGCCGGATTTGCTAACAAGACGTTAAACATGTGGTCAAGACAGTTTCAAGACAGCTATTTATCGCTATATGACATTCAGAAAAATGAAATTGACTCTTTTGATATTGCCGGCAGGGATGTCTATGTTGGCATTGACGCATCAATGAGCAACGACAATACCAGCTTTGGCCTGATTTTTCCGTACGATAACGGAAAATTCCACATTGAGCAGTTCTCATTCATTCCATTCGCTCAAGCTAAAACGATCGAAGCCAAAGAAAAACAAGACTCTTTGCCTTATCGACAGCTTGAAAAAGAAGGATTTTGCTCAATCACCTCTAGTCCATCCGGCACGATCGATTTTGATCAAGTTTGGACCTGGCTTTATGATTATTTGTCGAGTAACAGCTTGACGCTTAAGGCAATCGTAGTCGATCCGGCTTATTTGAAATGGTTTGCTGCCAGAGTAGAGAATTACCGGCCAGAGTGGCCGTATATTCCCATCCGGCAGACTTCATTTCAGCTTAATGAGCCGACTAAAAACCTGCAAAAGGCCTTTATAGATAGCAATGTCAGCATTTTGCATGATCCATTGCTGATTGATGGCCTCAATAACGCAGTGCTGCGGACTGATCAAGGCGGCATGGTCAAGATCGACCGGAATAACCGCACCAGTGAACACATTGATACTGCCGATGCAGTTATCAACGCATTCATGGAGGCACAGAATCATTTCAATGATTTCAACGACTCCGGTAATGATAAACCGCTGGATAAGCTGACCAGCGACCAGCGCAAGAATTATTTCAAGGCATTATTTGGCGTATGATCAAACAATTTCTCAAAATTTTGAAACTAATTTATAGCTTGTATTTGCAAGCTATTTTTTTCATCTCTGGTTTTGTGATTCTTAATATCGCTTGCTACCGCATCAATGTTGAGGCTGGCCTATTCACAACGGCAGCCACATTGATCTTGTTTGGCATCATTTTGAACCATGATCAAGAAAGAAGGTGAGATAGATGGGCTTACTAAGCAGAGCGTCTCCAAGAATTAAAAATGATCTGTCGATGCCGTCACGGCGTGGAATTGTTACCACGCAGCTGATTAATGGCGCACCGCTGAATTTGATTTCGACCACTGCTAATGCTTTAGAAAACTCCGATGTCTTCAGTGCCATTAACCGCATTTCGAGTGATATTGCTTCAGCAAAGTTTAGGACGACCAACACTTATGCTGACAAGGTTTTAAACAATCCTAGTAAAGTGGTTAGCCGCTTTACTTTCTGGCAAGGCGTGTTGGTTGATGCTTTGATCAACGGCAATGCGTATGTGCCAATTGAAGGACTGCAGCTTAATCATCTGCGGCCAATAGAAGTTAGCGAGATCAAGGCTGGTTCGCATAATTCATGGATGACATACAACATCAATCCGATGGATGGCAGCAAGCCTTACTTGCTGGATCAGAGCCACATTCTGCACTTTAGGCTAATGCCAGACGCCACCTGGGATTATCTGATTGGACGGTCGCCACTTGAATCGTTGGCGTATGAACGCACCATTTCGGACGATTCTAAACGTGCAACTTTGAATTCCATTCAAAATCAGATTAGTCCGATTGGTGTTTTAACCATTCCATCTTCTGATTTGAATCCTGAAGATACTGAAGAAGCACGGCAAGACTTTGAAAAAATGAACTCAGGCACCAATGCCGGCCGGCTGATGGTCTTAACTGATGACGCAAAATATGAACAGCTTGACGTTAAAGCTGACGTTTTCAAAGCATTGACTGAGAATGCTGACTATTCAGCTAATCAGATCTCTAAAGCGTTTGGCATACCGGTCGATATGCTAGGCGGCGGCAAATCGACTGAGTCGGAGCATAGCAATATTGACTCTGTCAAAGGCGCTTATGTGTCTG